AACGGTCAGACGCTCAACCTCCAGCCCACCGAGGTGGCGGAAATCGAAGGCGGCGCGATGATCGACGACATCCGCAAGTTGGCCATGCCCATGCCGTTCAACCCGCCGAGCGCGGTGTTGTTCCAGTTGTTGGGCTTTTTGGTCGACGCGGGCAAGGGCGTGGTGCAAACTTCGTTCGAAAAGTTGTCGGACGCCAACCCCAACCAGCCGGTCGGCACAACGCTGGCGCTGATCGAGCAAGGCATGGTGGTTTTCTCGTCCATCCACAGCCGACTCCACAACTCGATGGCGCGCGTGTTCAAGATTTTGCACCGCATCAACAGCGCTTACCTCACCGAAGAGACAATCGAGGGCTACGAAGCCGGTTTGAACGTGAAGCCCGAGGACTTCGACGGCCCGTTGGACGTGATTCCTGTCTCTGACCCGGCGATTTTCTCGGAAACTCAGCGCTTCGCGCAGGTCCAAGCCCTAATGCAACGCGCGGCGATGCTGCCGGGCATGTATGACCAGCGGAAAGTTGAGGAAATGTTCCTGCGGGCCATGAAAGTGCCCGACAACGACGTGTTGAAACCCGATCCGGGCCGAGACGACGTGGATCCTGTGTCGGAAAACGTCGCCGCCGCCATGGGGAGGCCGGTTTATGTGTTGCCGAAGCAGGATCACCTCGCGCACCTCAAGACGCACGTCGCATTTTTGAAGTCCCCGCTGTTCGGTTCCAACCCGGCGATTGCGAAAACGTACCTGTACCCCATCGCGCTGCACTTGCGGGACCACTTGCTGAACTATTACTTGGTCGAAGCGCACGAAGCCGTCGAAAAGGCCGAGAAACAAGACCTTATTTCCGACGACGCGCAGCAACAAGTCGCGGTCATCCTTCAGGTGCAACAGTTCATCGAGCAGCAGCTGGGGTCTTTCTCTCAAGAATTGGCCCAGATCGACCAAGCCGCTCAGCAATTCAAGCCCCAACCCCCAATGCCGCCCGATTCGTCGTTGCAGGTGGCCCAGATCGGCGCACAAGTCCAAGCGCAAGCGCTCCAACAACGCGCTCAATCGGATCAGGCCCGTCTCGCCAGCCAGCAACAAATCGAAGCCCAGAAGCTGCAAGACCGTCAAGCCGAGCGCAACGAGCGCATGCGGCAAGAAGAGCTGCGCCAGCTGGCCGAAAACGAGCGCACGGCGGCAGAGATCGCTTCTCGCGAGCGCATGAACACGTCCGACAACGACACCGCGATGCGGCTGGCTGCTGCAGAGATCGCGTCTGGTGAAAAGATCGGCGTGAGCACCGGCACCGGCATCAACCCCGGAGCCCGATAATCCCTTTTTCAACCCTAGGAGAACCGCAATGAGCGACAAACCCACCCCCGGCACCGTCCCGATGACTGGCGGCGCAGTGAAGCAGCACCACCGCCTCGCTGCTGGCGAAAAGCTGAACGGACAGACACTGCCCGCCGCTCCCGCCAATGGTCCCAAGACCCCTGCGTGAACGTAGATCAACTCTTCAACCGCCTCAAGGCCGACCAGCAGGGGTTTGCGCTGGACGCCTTGAAGCGGCCCCAAACACGAGACACCTTCGAGTACGGGTATCGTGTCGGCGTCGTGCAAGGGTACGAGGCCGCCATCAATGTACTGTTGAACCTTTTGAAAGAGGAAAAGGACAATGACCCAGACCTATGAGGACGCGATGGCGGAGGCTTTTCCAGCGGTAGACGCTGGCATTCAGCCGTTCGGTAGCCGCGTTCTGGTGCAAATCCGCACACCCAAGCGCAAGTCCAGCGGCGGCATCATCATCGACACCGGCTCACGTGACACCGAAAAGTGGAACACGCAGGTGGCGAAGGTTGTTTCGCACGGCCCGGTGGCTTACCGCAACCGCAATAATCTTGAAGCATGGCCCGAGGGCAGCTGGGCGCACCCCGGCGACTTTGTGCACGTGCCCAAGTACGGCGGCGACCGTTGGGAAGTCCCACTCGAGAACGGCGAATCCGCGCTGTTCGTGATCTTCAACGACTTGGACATCATCGGCAAGGTCGAAGGCGACCCACTGGCGATCCGAGCATTCATCTGACAAGGAGATGAACAAACATGGCTGAAAAACTCACCGAAAAAGACGACGACAAAGACGACGACATTGTCATTGTTGAAGACGAACCCAATTCACAAGCCGCCGACCAATCTGAAGACGGTGCAGACGAAGACGATCGCGTCGAAAGTTCTGCCGCTGAAGAAGACGAAGAAGACGACGGCAACGACGCCGAGCGGGAAGCCATCCGTGAGCGTCGGCGCTTGGAAAAAGCCGAGCGCAAGCAACGCCGCGACGAAGCCATCAAGCGCGACAAACTCGAGATGGACTTCTTGCGCAAGCGCAACGACGATCTCGAACGCCGCCTGAGCGCACAAGAACAACGCGCTCACCAAGCCGACCTCAACGGCCTCGACGCCCAAATCCGTCAAGCCGTTCAAGAAGCCGAAATGGCCGAGAAAGTCATCGCCAAGGCCGTCGAAGCAGGCAACGGCGACGACGTCGCGCAAGCGTTGAAATACCGCGACCAAGCCATGCAACGCGCGCAGCAACTGCAGTGGCAAAAGCAACAAGCCGCTCAGAAGCCCTCGCCCGAGCAGAAGATCGACGACGTCACGTTGAGCTACGCCAAGCAATTCATGGAAGAAAACCCATGGTACGACTCGCAAGGTCGTGACGAGGATTCTGCCATCGTGTTGGCGATCGACCAAGCCCTCGGCAAAGACGGCTTCGACCCCCGCACCGATCGGTACTGGGACGAGTTGCGTAAACGCGCCGCTCGTCGCCTCCCCGAGCGTTTTGCGTCGAACGAAAATACGCCGCAAAAGCGTGAACCTCGCGGCGGCCCCGCAGTCGGATCCGGCAAAGAGCACGCCCCCACCAGCACCCGCAAAGAGATCTATATCTCACCGGAGCGCAAGCAAGCGCTCATCGAGGCTGGCGTTTGGGACGATCCAGTTTTGCGTCAAAAGTACGTAAAACGCTACGCCGAGTACGACCGCAACAACAAGGCATAAATGTTGCCTTTTATGACTTTTCAAAACATAATTTGCTTAATCGCTGAAAGGAGCGAGAAATGACCGACGAACGCCTGAAGAAATCCGCTGGAGACAATCGCACGAGCCGCGCGATGGAAGATCGCGCCGTGACTGAGAACCGCGTTGTTACCGATGATGAGCGGGTTGAAATGTTCCGTCAACAGTTCTTCCAGTCCTCACTACCGGACTTGCCTAACATTCCGGGCTGGCACACCTGCTGGCTCACAACCACCAATCCAAGAGATTCGATCCAGATGCGCATCCGTCTGGGCTATGAACCAGTGAAGCCGGAAGATGTTCCTGGCTGGGAATACGCCACGCTGAAAACCGGCGACTGGCAAGGGTTCATCGGCGTCAACGAGATGCTTGCGTTCAAGTTGCCCATCTCGCTGTACGAAAAGTACATGCGCGAAGCACACCACGACGCGCCGCTGCGTGAAGAAGAGAAACTCACCGACACGGCTGAGTTCCTCGAACAACAAGCGCGGTCATCCAAGTCGAAACTTCAAATTGGCGAAGGCAATCTGGAAATGGGGCAACAACGCGAGGCTCTTTTTGACCTCACGTGATATGACCGAACCCTTAACCCATTAGGAGCAAGCAATGTCTTCGACAAGCGCACCTTTTGGCTTCCGTCCGTCTTTCCACAACAGTGGTCAAATGCGGCCGAAGGCCTACACCATCGCGTCGACCTATGCGGCTAACATTTTCTCGGGCGACCCCGTGAAACTGACCGACAACGGCGTGATTCAACTGGGTACCAGCGATGGTACTCGTTCCGGGACCACCGACGGTGTGTCACTGCTGGGCATCTTCGCAGGTGTTCAGTATGACGACGCCACCGGCAAGCCCACCATCAGCCCCTTCTGGCCCTCGGGCACCACTGGCACGAACATCGTGGCGTGGGTGTACGATGACCCAGAAACGCTGTTCGACGTTCAGTACAACAACCCCTCCGCAGGCACCACGGTCCAGACCGCTGTCGGCGAAGAGTGCGATTGGACTGTCGCGTCTCCTGGTGGCTCGACCCAAACCGGCCTGAGCAACACTTACCTCACCGCTATCCAAGCCACTTCCGGCCAGTTCCAGATTACCGGTTTTGCGTATAGCATTTTTGATTCACTCACTGACGCCTATGTTCAAGTGACTGTTCGCATCAACGAACACCACTACAAGGCTGCTGTGAACTCGGTATAAGGAGGCTGAGACATGGCTACCCCGATGCGTAGTACCGACTTTCGGTCGGTTGTCGAACCTATCCTGAACGAAGTGTTCGACGGTGTTTATGATCAACGTGCCGACGAGTGGAGCATGGTGTTCCGCGAGCAAAAAGGCATTCCCCGCAACTACCATGAAGAGCCCGTCCTGTACGGCTTTGGTGCTGCGCCGGAGCTGCCTGACGGCATGGCTGTGAGCTACCAATCTGGTGGCGTGCTGTTCCTGCAGCGCTACCTCTACAAGGTCTATGGTCTGGCATTCAGCCTGACCAAGGTTCTTGTCGAGGACGGCGATCACATTCGTATTGGTCAGACCTATGCCAAGCACTTGGCTCAGTCCCTGATCGAAACGAAAGAGACGCTGGGCGCAAACATCCTGAACCGCGCTTTCAACTCCGCTTACACCGGCGGCGACGGCGTGGCTCTGGTTTCGGCCAGCCACCCCATCGTGAACGGCACGTTCAGCAACCAGCTGACCACCGCTGCGGCTCTGTCGCAAACTTCTCTTGAGCAGATCCTGATCCAGATCCGCAACGCTGTTGACAACAACGGCAAGCGTATCCGCCTCACGCCCAAGAAGATTGTGGCTGGCCCTTCCAACGTGTTCCAAGCAGAAGTTTTGCTGAAGAGCGTGTTGCGTACTGGCACCGCCGACAACGACATCAACCCCGTGAAGTCCATGGGTCTGTTGTCCGAAGGCCAAGCCAACCTGTCTCGTATCACCTCCACCACCGCATGGTGGGTTCAGACCGACGCACCCGAAGGTCTGAAACTCCTGATGCGCCGTGGCCTCGAGAAATCGATGGAAGGCGACTTTGAGACCGACTCCATGCGTTACAAGGCCACCGAGCGTTATGTGTTCGGCTGGACTGACCCGCGTGGTGTGTACGGTACTGCAGGCGTTTAATGCAGTGAACCCCGCTCGGGCAACCGGGCGGGGTGTTGTGATTTCCGGGGTTACCCGGTGTTGTAGACAGTCCCGGCTGACGTCATGCAGACTACGACACCCAAACACTCGCATGAGAGGAATTTAAAATGGCTTCTACCACCTTTTCCGGCCCAGTTACTTCGACCAACGGTTTCGTCGGCGCTGTAACCGGCAACATCACCGGCACCCTGACTGGCAACGTGGATGCGACCGCTGGTTACGTTCAGCTCCGCACAGTGACAGCGACCCAACTGGCTGACGCCACCAACGCAGTCAACACCTCAGGCAAAGCCGCTGGCACGATCGTTTTCGAAACAACCAACAGCTACATCTATGTTGCTGTCGGCGCTACCGCAACCAGCAACTGGGTCTTGGCAGACGGCACTGGCGCTGTGACACCGTCTTAATTAAGGAGCACACGCCATGATGTGCGACAAATTAGGCTACAAAGTAGTCAACAACGAGACCACGGTCATCAAGCCCACCCCAGCAGGCTTTTTCGGTCTGTCTGTAACAGGTGCTGGCAACGTGACCGTGTACGACAACGCGTCCGCCGCCAGCGGCGTCGTGCTGTACACAAAAACCGGCGCAACCGCCGGTGAAACGGTGCACTTCGGCGGCAACGGCATCGCGGCCAACAACGGCCTCACCGTAATCACAACAGGCACGATCGTTGTGATCTACACATGAGGCCAAGCGATGGAGATGATGCTTTGGAATATCGTCCTCAGCGCGATTGTTGCGGTCATGGGCTTGTTGCTTAAGGGCAAATTCGACGAGTTGCAGCGGCTGAGCATCTTGCTCAACCGCACGCGCGAAGAAGTCGCCCGTGATCACATCACTCGCGCTGAGGTGCGTGCTGACTTGGAGAAAATACGCGAACACTTCGATGATGGATTCAAACGTCTCGAGGCCAAAATTGACTTGCTAGCGAAAAGGTGATAAAATGAGCAAAACACTGAAGTACGTCAAGGAATTCGACTTCTCCACCGCTGGCAAGACTGTCGGTCTTTGCGGCGGCGGGATGGCCAAAAAAGGCTACGCCGAGGGCGGCAAGGCCGACATGGCGCAAGACAAAGCCATGGTGAAGGCCGCTGTGCACAAGCACGAAAAGTCCATGCACCCCGGCAAGCCCATGACCAAACTCGCCAAGGGCGGCAAGATGCAGCCCGCCATGTCCGCGATGGCTCGCAAAGAGATCATGGCCACCCCCACGATGGAAAAGAAAGAGGTCGTCCAGCGTGAAATGGTCAAGGCTCCCGCCTCGCCGCTCGGCATGATCCGCGACAATTCGAAGTTGGGCATCAAAGGCAACAAAAACCCCGGCATCAAGCGCCGTTCCATGCCCGTGGCTCCCCGCGAACCCATGATTCAGCCGTACAAAACCGGCGGTCTCATGTCCGAAAAGGGTGCCAAAAAGGTCGAACGCGTCATGTCGGAATACAAGTCTGGTGAACTTCATTCTGGCAGCAAAACTGGCCCCATGGTGAAGAACCCCAAGCAGGCGGTTGCAATTGCTTTGAGTGAAGCACGCAACACCGGCAAAAAGAAAAAGTGAGTTGTCGTTAGACGACAATTCGAGCATAATTTCGTCAACTGGGCGTGCTGCAACCAGCTGCCATCTGACCAAGTGGAGTTGGCATGGCATATTCTGGTAACATAGGCGGCACGACAACGAGCGCTCTGAAGGTTTTAGACCACGCTTTTCGGCGTTGTCGCCTTCCTGCGCAAGCGATTACTGCAGAAATGCAGTCGTACGCGCTGGAGTCGTTGCGCTTTATGCTCAACGAGCTCGCCAACATCAAGACACCCAGTTGGTGCATCCAGAAGGTGATCCTTCCGATGTACGAAAATCAGCCCCTCGTCACGTTGCCTGCGGGCACCGTCGAGGTGTTGAACCTGAATTACCGCACACTGCAGCTGCTCAGCGGCGCTTCTGTCACCACATCCACGAGCTACACGGTCAGTTTCACCACACAAACCACGGTCAGCACCGTTGGCATTGAGTGGTCAGGGGCCGCTGTGCCTGTCACGTTTCAGGTGAGCACGGATGGATTGGTTTGGGTGACGGTCGGTTCCTCTAGCGAAACCGCTGCGGCGGGCGAAATCACTTGGACCGACATCAGCGGCGCATTGGCATTCAACTACTTCCGCATCACAACG